TAATTTCTTAGAAGATTTATTAGATGTCTTAGATGCGTTAGATACTGGCGAGGAACAAGACCAATTAGCTATCAATTTAGAATCTGCTAATATCAATGGTACAAGTATAGGGCAAGATACTGAAACCCAAATCACAACCTTTATACAGGGTGAAAGATTGACCATGCAAAGAGTAGTTAATCAACAGGCTTATTTAGATTTAGACAGTGGTGGTGCATATACAGTTATCTTTATTCAGGATGGTGTCAGCAGAACAGTAAAGATCAATGGTGGTTCGTCATCTAGCATTACGATTACCCAAAACCCATGATTAGAATAGGACTTGCATTAATTACACTTCTAGCACTGCCTTTAGCTTTACAAGTTCCTGCGTTAGAGATACTAAAGTTGAAAGTCTTTGATAGGTTTGTGGTGCAACATAAGCCAAGTGAATACTTTACGATCTTAAACATAACTGACAGTGATGTTAGGGCAGAGGGTGGTTATCCTTTACCAAGAGCAAGATTGGCTGAAATAAACGAAGAGATTATGGCTCAAGGCGCACTTGGTGTGGGTTATGTTATATCCTTTATAGATCAAGACAGGTTTGGTGGTGACAGCTTATTTAGTAACTCTGTTTCAAATAATCGCACAGTTGTCGCCACCTTCGAGACTGACAATCAATTATATCCAAAGCCAACAGGCACAGTCTTATTAGGCGATCCAGCACAGGGTATAGCTTTACAAGGTTATATGCCTAATATCCCAGAAATATCTGAAGTTGCCTTAGAGGGTATGGTCTCAGCCCCAGTCGATGTCGATAATTTAGTCAGAAGATTACCTTTACTATTACAAACACCTGATGGTTGGTTGCCTAGTTTTGGTACACAGGTCTTAAAAACTTTGGTTGATGCTGATACTTTTATTATCAAAACCAACGAAGCAGGGATCGAAGAGATCAAGGTTAGGGGATTGCCACAAACTAGGGTGGACAGTTTAGGACGACACTGGTTGGCTTGGGTTGATACTCCACAAACAACATTAGCAGAAATGGCTGTCAAAGATAAGTTTGTCTTTGTTGGTGTGACAGCAAAAGGGGTAATGCCACAACTAGCAACTCCTGTTGGTTTACTAGAACCCCATAAGATTCAAGCTGCTTTAGCTGAATCAATGCTTATACCTAACAGCCCTTACATACCTTATTGGCATTTAACAGCAGAATTGGCTAGTTTGGTAATTTTGTGCCTTCTTATTTGGCTTGTAAGCTCTTTTATGGGGATTACATGGTCTATTACCCTTGCTTCTGTGATCTTTTGCTCTACGGCTGCGTATGGGCTTTATACGATTAGAGCAGGGGTTTTGCTCGATTTTAGCTATACTTTAATCGCTGAATTTGTGACAGCTAGTGTGGCTTACTATCTCAACTTCCGTAAACAGTACAAATTACGACAGCAGATCAAAAAACAATTTGAGCATTATCTTGATCCACGACAAGTCAAGCGCTTACAAGACGATCCTAGTTTATTGAAGCTAGGGGGTGAGAGGCGCTATTGTACTTTCTTGTTTACAGATGTCAGAGGTTTTACTGCCTTATCGGAAAAGCTAGAGCCAGAGGAAGTGGCTAAGATTATGAATAAAGCCTTGAGCATACAAGCTGATATTGTGCAAAGGAATGGTGGCATGGTCGATAAATACATTGGTGATGCCATGATGGCTATTTTTAACGCACCATTAGACTTGATGCACCATGAAGAAATAGCAGTTAAAACAGCGCTTCAAATAAGAGACGAAATAAAAGCAGCAGGGTTAGGTATTGAAATTGGAATTTCTGTAAACTCAGGAAAGTCTGTTGTAGGAAATTTAGGTAGTGAATCACGATTTGACTATACTGCCATAGGTGATGCGGTAAATACAGCAGCTAGGCTCGAAAGTGCTACTAAAGAACGAGGTGTCGATATATTAATTGGTGAACAAACTGAAAAGTTTTGTGGTTATAGGTTACAATCATTAGAACCAATTAAGGTTAAAGGCAAAAGTAAGCCCTTAAAAATATACACACATGGTTGAAGCATTTATCTATAACTGCACATTAGACAGAGTAGTCGATGGCGATACTATCGATGTGCATATTGATTTAGGTTTTGGGGTTTGGTTACACAAACAAAGAGTAAGATTAGCAGGTATAGACACCCCTGAATCAAGAACTAGAAACTTAGCAGAGAAGGCACTAGGTTTAGCAGCAAAGGCTAGACTACAAGAATTGTGTGGTGAGCAGTTGATGGTTAAGAGTTTGGGTAAAGGTAAATACGGCAGAATCTTAGGCATACCCTACACACCAGATGGGGTAGATATGTGCCAACAATTAATTAAAGAAGGTCACGCAGTCGAGTATTGGGGTGGCAAGAAAGTAAAAGTTTGGGGATAAGATGAATATATCAGAAGAGGGTAAAGCCCTCATTAAGAAGTTTGAAGGTTGTGAGTTAGTGGCATATCAATGTCCAGCAGGTAAATGGACAATAGGTTATGGACATACTAAGAATGTGCAGGAGAACGATCACTGGTCACAACATTATGCAGAGACTATGCTCGACATCGAGCTAGAAGAATATGAAGGCTATATTAACGATTTAGTCACAGTGCCACTGCAACAGCATCAGTTCGATGCTTTAGTAGCTTGGGTGTATAACTTAGGAGTGGGTAATTTATTAAGCTCAACCCTGTTAGTTAAATTAAACGCAGGTGAGTATGAAGATATACCACACGAAATTCAGCGCTGGAATAAAGCAGCAGGTGAGGTCTTAGAGGGTTTAGTCAGAAGAAGGAAGGCAGAAGCCTTGCTGTTTGAAGGCAAGGACTGGTCAGAGGTCTAGCTTCTTAATACTAGCCGTCTTGCGCCTAATCGTATAACCATCTTTGGCAGGTACTACTTTCTCAGGTTGGGGTTTGTAAGTAGTTGTACCCCATGAGACCTTATATCTATCGTTTATGCCAATCTCAGCTTCACCCATCTTGGTCTGTATGTAGATTTGTGACTTCTCTATCTCTTCATTCAATAACTTAATCTTGTCTTTGTTGTCATTGATACGATCCAAATGAAAGCCACAATCGTCATCGTTGAGATCGACTTCGACTTTCTCACCGACAGGATGCATGATTTGTAGATCAGGCAAGACCTGTGGTGGATACCAGTCTTGTTCTTTGATACGTCTTTCAAAGTCAGTTATGATGTCTTTGAGTTCTTTTTCAAAGGCAAAGTCTCTGCGCAACAGGAACATCTTAAAATCGTTGGTATTATGCAGGGTTGACACAACTCCCCACGAATACCCACATATTGCACAGAGAGCTTTGGTCTGTAACACACCTCTAAACAGTGGTGGTTTGCCATCTGTTTCTGGTGTCTGTCTTGTGGTCTTTACTTCGATGATGCCTTTGCCATCGAGCATTATTTCTTGGTCATCTTCGGTATAGATAACCTGATTGTCTGGTTTAACAATGTTGTTCTTAGCATAGCCGATACCATCAATAGAGCCTTCTAAGGGGAAGTCAGGGTGCTGCACTGCTTGGGTAATAGCGAGGTCAACATCCGTCAAGTTTAGCTTTTCAGCCGTAAGCTCTATCAATGGTTTCTCTAATATATTGCCTATCTCAATCGGCATACTGTCTTTCACTGTTCTAACATTCTTGCCTAGTCGAGCATCTATTCTTGATTTCAGATATTCGTTTTTAGTCTCATAGGGTGAAACACCAAACAGGACAGGCAACCCTGAACAAGATGCGTGGTTGTCGCTGGATAATTTACCTACTGCTTTTGCCATCTTTACTCTGTAGGTATTGGTTAATAATCTGATCTGCTATGCCAGTCATTTTAAGATTGTGTGTTTGGCAATAGGACTTTAGTTTCTTGTGCGTTTTGTCTGTAACCATAAGGGTTTTTAAATTTTTCATATTAGTAGTATAGGGTCATTATTATAAAAAGATATACTTTTTTACAATAAAGTGTTGTTTTTTGTTTTTTTATATGCATACTTGTATGTATAGGAGATATATATGAATAACAAAATACAAAAACTAGAAGCGAAACTAAAAGAAATTGATGCACATTACGAGCAGCGCATTGAGGTAATAAAAAGAAATTGGTCTGAGACTTACAACGATACTGTTGAAGCCATAATACTGTTGAGGGATAACAAATTATGATTGACCAGAAGATCGACAGACTAATCCGATTATCAGATAGATGCTTTGCAGCCAAAGATAAGACTAGCCACATTAGACAAGCCAGAGGTGACAAGCTCTGGGCAGAGGCTATGCGTTTGGTTATGAAGAGAGACAAGTGCCGACATCAGAAAGCCTTTAACTACATAGTGGGGTATAAGTATGACTAAGCAAGATTTAATCGACATCATTGGTGGCTTGTTTTTGGTCGCCATGTGGTCACTAATTATCGTTATGATGTTTGGGCTATGAAAGAAGAGTTAAAAAAAGAGTTTTTAGAATATGCGAACCAAAGAAGAATTTGGTTTAATCACGAACAATATCTTTACGGACAGGAAGAATTTGCTGATGTAGAGAGTTTTGTAAAACATTTTCCAAATGTTTTGGAAGATTGGATAAAAGAGAATGAGGAGTAATTATGTCTTTTTTAGAATTAGATGATAAGGAAGGTTTAGGTATGTATTTAAGGCATGACTTTAGACTGGGTAAATTTGTTGTAAATAATGCTGAAGGTGTTGAGCCTTTAGATTTTGAATATATGTTAATCGATACAGATTTTCAGACTGGTTATGGTCAATACAGAAATGGTGCATACGATTTTGTCTGGGATCAGCAGGTCGGTGTTAAACCTGATAATGCTAAAGAATTAGTTGCTGATGGTTATAAAAGAGCTTTCGGTGCAAGAATATACATTAAAGACAAGGGTGTTTATCTTTGGCAAAGGTTTACTCTTTTAGAGGGTCAGACATTCGATGAGGCGATGTCTAACGCATGGAAAGATAAAGTTGAGGGCAAAGTACCATGTTTTAAATACACAGGCTCAGAGAAGATATCCTTCTCTAATGGCTCAAGTGGCTTTAAAGGCAAGCTGGACTATGTGCAATGGGTTGATAAACCTGCTGACTTTGACGAACCAGTAGAAATGCAGGAACAGCCTGTAGAGGATGACACAAAGGAAGATGGCATCCCTTTCTAACGAGAATGATCGTAGCTCTAGCAGCCAATCAAATGTATCTCCTATAGGCGATGCTGCTAGGGTTCACGATTCAGGCACTAAGCTCTGGGTTGAGCCGTTAGGTAGAATCTTAGAGCAAGAATATCCGAAACCAGAGCCATTGATTGAGGGTTTGCTGCATAGTGGCACACAGACGATTCTGTACGGCAGGTCAGGCAGTGGTAAGTCGTATATTACCCAAAAGCTGATGTTGCATTTGGCTATGGGTATGGATTTTGGTTATTACCAAGTGCCAAAGGCTTGTAAAATCCTGTATGTCGATGGGGAAATGTTGCCCTCATCCTTACAAAGCCGTTACCTAAAAATGAAGCCTAAATTGTCAAATATGGATGATTGGGTTAAGGCATTGGGTAATCTGCATTATTGCTCTAGGTTTATCCAGCCTGAATTTCAAAGGGTAAACATGGAGACTGGCAG